TATCTAGAACCGCAACTATATTTGAGGTTGATTTACTTAATACGGGTAAAAGAGTCGAGAAATTACCTTCAAACCCAAGTGATTTTGAATTAGATATTATTTTTGTTAGTGGTTTAGAATCTTTAACTGAAACTTACAGATATGAAATTGACTTAACAATATTAGAATCGTCTAATGTAGATAGTTATTCTGTCTATATTAATGGTAACTATATCGGTGATGATATAACAACGATAAAAGTATCCACTAACGATGTAATCAAAATTGATGTTGTTAAAACCGATATCACTAAGCAGTCAATATTAAAATCTAAAGCGAGACTTTTATAGTTATTCTCCGTAGATATCTCTAACTTCTTTACAATTATCCTCAATTAACTTTTCTAAGAATTTATAAATCTTTAAACCGTGTTTTTCACAGTATAGTTTTAAAGTCTTATGTGACTCAGGTGAAATTTTTATGTTTTTTATTTTACTCATCCATGTTTTTTTAAAAAGTAGAAAAAAGGTAGAATTTTTTCCTACTCTTTATAAATATAGTCTTTAACTAATAGTTTTTTCATCTTTTTGCTAATATTTATCTATAAATAAAAACTTAAGAAAAAAATTACACAATGGCGACATCTAACAAAGTATTCGTATCTCCGGGTGTTTATACATCAGAAAGAGATTTAAGTTTTGTAGCACAAAGTGTAGGAGTAACAACTCTTGGGTTAGTAGGTGAAACAATTTCGGGACCAGCATTCGAGCCGATTTTCATTACTAATTACGATGAGTTCCAATCCTATTTTGGTGGTACAAATCCAACTAAATTTGTAAATACTCAGATACCTAAGTATGAGGCGGCTTACATAGCTAAGTCTTATCTACAACAATCAAATCAATTGTTTGTAACAAGGGTACTTGGATTATCGGGGTATGACGCAGGACCTTCATGGTCAATAACAACTATCGGTAACTTAGATAGTTCAGGAACAACCTACGCGGGCGTATCTGGACCACATTTTATTACATTTACCGGAGTATCAGGAACATCTACAAGTGTTGACGTAACGAGTTACGGAACACTTCCCGCTTCAATTCAAGGTGTGATAACAGATTCATATACAACATATACCGGTGGAGAATCAACTTTACAATCAGATATTGAGGGGTATATGTATAATGAAATTTTAGCAGCAACTGGAAATACTTCAGGACAAACATCTTATTTTTGGGGTGCGGTAAGTGCTTCAACATTTAGTAATACTACAGGTGATACGGTTAACCAAACGGGTATACTCGGAGCAACTAACACTAATGTTTTGGGGGTTGAGGATATTAGTTTCGAAAATATTAATTTAACGGACTCAGTAAACGACCCGTGGTATTACGCTTTATTTACTGAAACAAGTGGAGTTTATAACGGTACTGGTTTTGGTTTAGGTTTAACCACTTTAAATAATAATGGTTTATCATTTACAGGTACCGCTCATGTTTATGTAACGAACTACACAGGTACACCGTATAATGATTATCATGATGTTGTGGTGGCAACTTTACGTTCGCGAGGTATTGATACATATACTACTGATGATGGTCCTGTATATGAAGTGTCAGGATTAACTGATGTTAGTATGGATTGTACGGGGAATTACTCGGAGGTTAATACTAACCCTTTCTCTACATTTGGACTTTCTGCGACAACTGCGGATGGGGATAACTTCTTTTTCCAAACATCATTTAATGTATCTAATTCAAACTACTTATCAAAGGTATTTGGAAAATCTAATTTTGCAAAACCAAAATCTGAAGTACCTTTATTCGTAGAAGAAGAATATTACAACCTATTAAATACTGGTTATAGATTAGGTCGTGTTCGTGGTTTAAATTGTACACTAACTGATTTACCAAGTGCGAGACAAGATTTAGGAACTAACACAAGTATTGGTTGGTATTTAGAACAATATCAAACACCTGAAACACCATATTTTGTTTCTGAACTAAGAGGTAACCAAGTTTACGATATGTTTAAAGTTATAACAATATCTGATGGTAACAGTGCAAACAGAGAAGTAAAAGTTTCAATTATGAATATCTCATTTAATAATGGAACTTTTGATGTTGTAGTACGTGATTTCTTCGATACAGATGCAAATCCTGTAGTTTTAGAGAAATTTACTAACTGTACAATGGATATCAACCAAAATAGTTTTGTAGCTAAGAAAATTGGTACATCCAATGGTGAATTTGAATTAAGGTCAAGATTCATAATGTTAGAAATGAATGAAGACGCACCTATGGATTCACTACCTTGTGGGTTTAGAGGATATCAAACTAGACAGTATTCAGGAGTTAAATCACCATTTTTAGAATATAAAACAAAATACGACACACCAGGTGAAGTTATTTGGAACCCACCATTTGGTGCGGCTTCAGGTACGGACAATGAAACAAGAAGTTCAGGTGATAGAGTAAGAAGAACATACTTAGGTGTTTCCAACACTGCTGGTATCGACGCGGATTTCTTATCATATAAAGGAAAACAAAACCCTACTAATTTGGCTACCGCAACTGATTCTCAACCATGGTCTTACCTAACTAAAGGTTACCATATGGATTCAGGAGCGACTGTAATAACAATTTCATCTAATTATGTTACTTCAGGTGAAACGGCTTTTGAAGTTGGTGATGCGAGTTTTGACGGAGAACCTCAGAACGAGAGTAACCCGTATTATAGATTAAATGCACGTAAGTTCACTGTAGTACCATCAGGAGGTTTTGATGGGTGGGATATCTATAGAGAATATAGAACTAATGGTGACAGATACCAATTAGGAGCGGCAGGTTTTAGAGCAGGTGCAGCACCTTCCATAACTTATCCAACGGCAACAGGATGGGGAGCGTTTAAACAAATTGTCGGTCCAGATAAATTAACTTGGGCTAACACTGATTATTACGCATACCTATGGGGTCAATATACATTTAATAACCCTGAAGCGGTTAATATAAATGTATTCACAACACCAGGTATTGATTATGTTAATAATTCTAACCTTGTTGAGTCAGCAATTGATATGGTAGAACAAGACAGAGCGGATTCAGTCTACATCTGTACCACACCTGATTATCAAATGTTTACACCTTCTTTAGGGAATTTCGATACGGACTTCATTTATCCTGAAGAGGCGGTAGATAATTTAGAGGACACAGGAATTGACTCTAACTACACCGCAACTTATTACCCGTGGATTCTTACGAGAGATACAGTTAATAATACACAGATTTATCTTCCACCAACAGGTGAGGTTGTTAGAAACTTAGCATTAACAGATAACATCGCTTTCCCATGGTTCGCATCGGCGGGTTACACGAGAGGTTTAGTTAATTCTGTTAAAGCACGTAAAAAACTAACACAAGAAGATAGAGATACACTTTATCAAGGTAGATTAAACCCAATAGCAACCTTCTCCGATGTCGGTACAGTTATTTGGGGTAACAAAACTTTACAGATTAAAGAATCTGCACTTGATAGAATAAATGTTAGAAGATTATTACTACAAGCACGTAAGTTAATTTCGGCAGTGGCGGTAAGATTATTATTCGAACAAAACGATGAACAAGTTAGACAAGAGTTCTTAGACTCAGTTAATCCTATCTTAGATAGTATTAGAAGAGACAGAGGTTTGATTGACTTTAGAGTTACAGTTTCAAACACACCTGAAGATTTAGACTCTAATACGTTAACAGGTAAAATTTACTTGAAACCAACAAGAGCACTTGAATTTATAGATATTGAATTCTTGATTACTCCTACAGGAGCATCTTTTGAAGATATTTAATAACTAACTATATTTATATTAAGGAGGAGGGTTAATTCCCTCCTCTTAGCCAATTAAACGTTTAAACAAAAATAAAATGGAATTCAAGAAAAAAACACTTAACGAGTCGTTAAACGTAAAGTCTGACGGAAAAAAGTCTTTTTCTAAAAAACCTCAGAATATTGTAATATCTGAGTCACAACTAGAAAGACTAATGGTAAAAATTAATAAAAAAAACTAAGTAGAAAATGAGTTTAAAGAAGGTTATTAGAGAATTTTATCACGAAAAAAAATTACAAGAAGGGTTTGACCCTGAGGGTAATCCCGATTTAAAGTATTATGCTTTTGATTGGGACGATAATATTGCGACTATGCCAACACAAATCATACTTTTGTCCGATGAAGACGAAGAGGTAGGAATGTCAACAGAAGATTTTGCGGACTATAGAGGTATGATTGGTAAAGAACCTTTTGAATATAAGAATAAAATGATTGTGGGGTATGCCGATGACCCTTATAGAAATTTCGGAGTTAAAGGTGATAACGCCTTTATAGTTGATTCCCTATTAGCAAAACCAGGACCATCATGGAATGATTTTGTCGAAGCAATAAACGGGGGGTCAATTTTTTCAATAATCACTGCAAGAGGTCATACACCATCGGTATTACGTGAAGCGATTTATAATATGATAGTGACTAACCATAACGGTATTAGTAAGGAAACTTTAATTGACAATCTTAAAAAGTATCGTAATATGTCGGGTGATGAAGAAAAGGACTCATCTATAATGATTAATGATTATTTGGATTTAAATAAATACCATCCTGTAACATATGGTGAAGGTAATGCTGCGGACCCTGAGGAGGGTAAAATTAAAGCGTTAAGGAGTTTTATTGCGTATGTTAAAGAAATGAGTGAAAGAATCGGTAAAAAAGCCTTTCTTAAAAATGATATAAAAAACAATTTCGTACCAATGATTGGGTTTTCTGACGATGACCCAGGCAATGTAGAAAAGATTAAAGCATTTTTAGATAAAGAATATAAAGATAAACCAGTTAAAATGTATTTAACTAAAGGAGGAGATAAAAAAGAAGTATAATTATTATTATATTTTATTTGCTCTAGTAGATTACTGAAAAAAAAATAAAAGTAAATAGAAAAACTTTTAAACTGGATATTTATAATTAAATAAACTAAAGAAATATAAAACCAAAATACAATGGCAGACTTATTAATGAAAATGCCCGTTCCCTATGAACCAAAAAGGAAGAACCGATTTATACTATCGTTTCCATCTTCATTGGGTATTAATTCTTGGTATGTTGAGTCTACATCAAGACCTAACATCCAAATCGGGTCAACAGAGATTCCTTTTTTAAACACCTCTACATACGTAGCTGGTAGATTCGTGTGGAACACGATAAACGTTACATTCCGTGACCCAATTGGACCATCAGCGTCACAAGCGTTAATGGAGTGGGTTAGATTACATTCAGAGTCCGTAACAGGACGTATGGGATATGCTGCAGGTTATAAGAAAGACTTAGACCTAGAGATGTTAGACCCAACAGGTGTGGCGGTTGAAAAATGGATTCTACAGGGAACATTTTTAACTGATGTTAATTTCGATAGTTTAGGATATAGTGATGATGCGTTAGCTACAATTACAGCTACATTACGTCCTGATAGATGTATTTTGGTATACTAATATAAAACAAGTATTGATAAAAAACCAATCAATTGTATATTTAAAACCATAGAGGTCATTGAACTTCTATGGTTTTTTATTTAAATAAACTATTATGGACCAAGGAAAACAATACGGACAAGCTAATATGGACTTACCACATGATGTGGTACCATTACCATCACAAGGTATTTTTTACACTAATAAGAAAAAATCACTTAAAGTCGGTTATTTAACCGCACAGGATGAAAACTTATTACTATCTAATTCAGGAAGTAAAAACTTAGTGATGACATTACTAAAAAATAAAATTTACGAACCTGATTTTAATGTTAACGAATTATTAGATGGGGATGCCGAGGCAATATTAATATTCTTAAGAAATACTGCGTTTGGTTCTGAATATAACTTTGTATTAAAAGACCCAAAAACGGGTAAAGATTTTGAAACTAAGGTAGCTTTAGATGAGTTAAACATTGAAAAACCTAAAATAAAACCTAATGAAAAAGGTTTATTTGAATTTAATTTACCAAAAACGGGTGTCAATGTCGTATGTCGACTTTTAAATATTCAAGATACTAATGAGTTATCTGAATTACCTGATTTATACCCTAACGGAGTAACTGTACCCCTTGTTACTAAACGGTTAGAAAAAATAGTAGTTTCTATTGACGGTGATGAAAATAGAGAAAAAATATCAACATTTATAAGTACGCTACCTATTATGGATTCAAAATTTATTAGAAACACAATGAAAGATTGTGAACCTAAGTTGGACCTTAATAGAACTACTACAGCCCCGTCAGGAGAAAAAGTGACTATGCGTATCACTTTTGGGGCAGAGTTTTTTCGTCCTTTCTTCTAACTATAGGAAAATTATGCTCGATGAGTTCTACTATCTAAGTAAACATGTTAATATGTCTTACTCAGACCTACAATTAATGCCTACCTTTGAGAGAAAGTTTTTTATTGATAAACTTTCTTCTGAATTCCAAGAAAAAAACGAACAGATAGAAAAACAACGACAGAAATCTAGATAAACGATATTTATAATAAAAGATATTTTATATGTTTATGTTTCAGAGTGATGATATGGAGAAGGTAACGGGTAATATTGCCAGTAATATTAAACTAGCTGATATTTCCCTTCTTAAATTTACTGATAACCTTAAAAATAGTTTAACCGATATAAAAGGGGTAATTAACTCCGTGGCGGGTTATAATACCTTAGCCGCAAATACCGCTAGAGAGACTATGGGGTCCACAAGGGTTGTTGGTGACGCAATACAAAAAGCATCCGCTGCCGCCGCAGAAAATACTTTATTAGTTGGAAAAGGTGTTGAAGATAATATTAAATTATATGGGGCTTTAAATGAGTCCATGATGAGATTAACATTTTTCTCTGACAAACAAATTGAGGCGTTTCAAATCTTAGGTTTTACCGCTAATATGTCCGCCGCGGAATTAGCCACTATGGCGACTTCATTTGATACATTAGGTTATACTACCGACAAAACATTGGAAACGATGGAGGATATGACAAAACAAGCGAGGTCATATGGTTTAAATGTTTCAGAATTTATGGGTGGTGTTAACAAAAATTTAAAGTTAATGACATCATATAATTTTAAAGATGGTGTGAAAGGTCTTTCTAATATGGTTGCACAAGCTCAAGCTTTAAGAATTGATATGAGTACAACTGTTAATTTAGCCGA